TCGTCGGCTGGTGTGCCATCGCAATCCTCATGGTGTACTGGTTCCTACCGAGTAAACCCCAACCGACCGACCCCATACGCACCCTCGTATCTGAAGCAGCACCTCCCACAGCCTTGCACACCATCGCCAGTGCAGAGGCCCTGGCCAGCGCAACCCACTACCTGTCGCAACTGGACAGCGCCATGGCTGAAGGCATACACCTACTCAAGGCCAACCAACTCCCTGAACTGGCTGCTCACAGCCGAGCATTCAAAGCCTTGCTTGAAGCCGGCCACGTCCAGTTTGGTCGTTCCGTGTTTCAACCGCTGGGCTCGTGCAGCTCAGCGGCCGTCTTCGCCAACAGCTGGTGGCAGGCGCAACTCGTTGCTGCACGCCAAGGGGGAAGCGAGTCTATTCCCGGCGCCATCCAAAGCAGCCTAAATGAGTACAAACTTAACCAAACCGAATGCCTGAAGCAGGCAGATCCTTCGACAAACGCTGCGTTGGTAAAATAAAAAAACAAACAGCGAGAAAGCACTTTAGAGTGCTCACCTAGCAAACAAGCCATCAAACCCGGTACTTTTACTAAAAACAACAAAGCAAGGAGTCAACACATGAGAAGGGACAGAGATGACCATCGTGACCGGGGCAGCAGGGATGACCTCAGCAATAATAGCGATAAGGACCGTGGCGGCCGTCGCGATGGTCTGGAAGACTACAGCCCCGAGCGAAAGCGCCATGAAGTGGTAGACACTCTTTCTCCACCACCACGGCCTGGCAGAGGGGATCAGGATGGGAGCGACAATAGCTGATCTTGCGGATCGCTGGCACAACACGCTCTTCAGCGTGCGTCGCTCGATCCGATATCACCAACGACGTCGCGCGTTCTATGACAGGCTGGATAAAACATCCAACATGCTGTCCTTGATACTGGGGTCCGCCGCGATCTATGGCGTTCTTCAAGAAAACGCAAAAACTGTGGCGCTTGTAGCATCCGCCACAGTGACCGTTGTCTCATCCATTAACTTGGTCATCGGCAGCGCGCAACGCGGCCGCGATCACACTGACTTAATGCGCAAATATGTCGAGTTAGAAAAGCGCATGCTTGGCGAAAAGTCCGAAGAGCGATTCCTTGAAGTGGCGACGGAGCGGCTGAACATTGAGGCAGAAGAGCCTCCAGTCATGCATGTTCTGAATGCCATCTGCCATAACGAAATGATGCGGGCCATGGGATTCGCAAAAGAGGACTTGCCAAAAATAGGGCCCGTCCAAGCTTTTTTGTCTCAGTTTTTTGATTTCTGCGAGAGCGATATTCAAAACCCCAAGCGCAAAACCACAACCCCAGGATCTCCTTAAACCCGATTAAAAGCCCCTCCAGCCCACGCCGCCCACCATAGCGGCGTGTGCATATCCAGCGCCCCAAACCCCAGGGCGCCACGACCGGAGGCGTCCCCCCATGCGACCCGAACAACCCCGCGGCATCCGCAACTACAACCCCGGCAACATCCGCCACGCCAACGGCATCCGCTGGCAAGGCATGGCCACCACCCAACAAGACAACCAATTCGTCCAATACCTAAACCCACGCTGGGGCATCCGCGCCATGGCCCGCGTCCTCATCACCTACCAAGACAAACGCCTAGCCGCCAACGGCACCCGCATCGACACCGTGCGCGAAATCGTCGAACGCTGGGCGCCGCCCACAGAAAACAACACCGACGCCTACGTCATCAGCGTGGCCCGCGCCCTAGGCCTCGACCCCGAAGTCGATAGCGTCGATGTCTACGACTTCGACGTCATGCGCGCCCTGGTCACCGTCATCATCCGCCACGAAAACGGCGCGGGCCCGTTGCCAGGTGGTCGCTGGTACGGCGACGCCATCATCGCCGAAGGCCTGGCACTGGCCGGCATCGAACGCGGCACCACCCACGGCCAGACCATGGGAGCCACCGCATGCCACTGATCAACAACTGGCGCCGCAGCCACAGGCTCTACAGCATTCAGATCAGCCTGGTCATCGCCCTGGTCGCGCTTGCCCAACTGGACCTGTTGCCCCTCTGGCAACCCCAACTGTCACCCAAAGCCTACGCCGCCCTCAACAGCGCACTGGCCATCCTCCTGTTCGTCGCACGCCTGATCAAACAAGGTCCCGACCAACCAACCCTGCGCTAAACCGCAAACCCACAGGCGGTGTTGAATGAACCTGAACGACCTCAACTTCGGCTTCCAGACCGTCCAGTGGCTGATCCTCACCGTACTGGGCGTCTACACCTTCATGACCAAACGCCAAGCCGCCAGCGCCCAGGAACTGCTCGAACTGCGCACCCGCATCGTCGCCCTCGAAGAACACATCCGGCACCTGCCAGACCCAACCGCCGTCACCGACCTATTGGGCGACATGAAAGCCGTACGCGCCGAACTGTCCGGCGTCAAAGACGCCCTCGGCCCCTTAGCCCGATCGCTCGACCGCATCAACGACTACCTGCTGCGAGAAAAAACATGACCCACTACGCCGACTTCCTACGCCAAGACATGCGCCTGGTCATCCTGCGGCTACTGGTCGAAATGCCCGGCTACCGCGCCAACAGCTCCGTGCTCAACACCGCCCTCGACAACTTCGGCCATACCGCCAGCCGCGACCAAGTCAAAACCGAACTGCACTGGCTCGCAGAACAAGGCGCCATGACCCTCGCCGACGTAGGCCCCGTACTCGTCGCCACCCTCACCGAACGTGGCCAAGACATCGCCGCCGGCCGCGCTCGCGTGCCCGGCATCAAACGGCCGGGGGCCTGACCATGGCCGGCAAATCCTCCATCAACCGCCTGCCACCGGTGGTCAAGGCCTACATCCAAAAACTCTTGCGCGAAGACCGCCTGACCCTCGACGACATGCTCGCCGACATCCAAGGGCGCTTCCCCAACGAAAAAGCCCCCAGCCGCAGCGCCCTGGGCCGCTTCAAAGTGGGCTTCGACGAACTCATCGACAAAGCCCGTCAGCAACGCGAAATGGCCGAAGCCTTCGTCGGCGCGTTCGGCGAAGACGCCTCAGACAAAACCGGCGTCCTGCTGGTCGAAGCCATCTCAACCCTGACCTACCAGGCCGCCATGGGCGCCCATGAAAAAGACGACGTCACCATCGCCGAAGTCTCCGCCTTGGCCCGCGCCGCCAAAGCCACCATGGAAGCCCGAACCCTCAGCGTCAAAGAGCGTCAGGCCATCGAAAAAGCCACCCGCGAACGCCTGCTCCAAGAACAAGCCGCCGAACTCGACAACGCCGTCAAAGCCCAAGGCATGACCGAAGACCAGGCCCTGTTCTGGCGCCAGAAATTCCTCGGCGTCAAACCATGAAACCCTCATCCAGCACACTGCGCGTCATCGAATGGGACGAACTGCCGCCCAGCGTCCGGCAGATCCCCGAAGGCTACAACCCACTACTCGAAGGCATCCTCATGGCCCACCAATCCGATTGGCTGGCCATCGATGCGCACATCAAACTCTGTGAAAAAGGCCGCCGCACCGGCATCACCTTCGCCGAAGCACTCGACTCGGTCATCACCGCCGCCTCGCAAAAAACCGCTGGCGGCATGGACTGCTTCTACATCGGCGACACCAAAGAAAAGGGCCTGGAATTCATCGGCTACTGTGCCAAATTCAGCCGCGTCATCGCCGAAGCCCAGGCTTCGGGCGTCAGTCAAATCGAAGAATTCCTCTTCCAAGACCAAGACGACGCCGGCAACACCCGCCAGATCAACGCCTACCGCATCCGCTACGCCTCGGGCTTCAAAATCGTCGCACTGTCCAGCAACCCGGCCGGCGTGCGCGGTCTGCAAGGCAAAGTCATCATCGACGAAGCCGCCTTTCACCGCGACGTCTCCGCCGTGCTCGACGCTGCTACCGCGCTGCTGATCTGGGGCGGCCGCATCGTCATCATCAGCACCCACAACGGCAAGGCCAACGCCTTTAACCAAATGGTCAGCGACATCCGCGACCAGCGCTACGGCAGTAGCGCCAAAGTCTTCCGCGCCACCTTCGACGACGCCGTCGCCAACGGTTTGTATGAGCGGGTGTGCTTCATGGCCGGTAAGGTCGCCACGCCCGAAGGCAAGGAGGCCTGGTACAAACAAATCCGCAACGCCTACGGCCCGCGCAAAGCGCAAATGCGCGAAGAGCTCGACGCCATTCCGCGCGACGGCAACGGCGTCTGCATCCCCGGCGTCTGGATCGATGACGCCATGCGCCCCGGTCGCACCGTCCTGCGCCTGGCACTGGACGACGACTTCACCCAACAGCCGGTCTACCGGCGCGAGGCCTACGTCAACGACTGGATCGAGCGCTACCTGGCGCAATTACTACAACCGCTAAACCCCCAGCTGCGCCACTTCCTCGGCATGGACTACGCCCGGCACCGAGACTTCTCAATCATCTGCCCGATGTCCGTCGATCAGGCGCGGCATCGCGATGTGCCGTTCGTGGTCGAAATGCACAAAGTGCCCACCCGGCAACAACAGCAGATCCTGTTCTACATCCTGCGCCGGCTGCCGCGTTTTGTCGGTGCCGCACTCGACGCCACCGGCAGTGGCGAAACACTCGCCGAAGACACCGCCGACGAGTTCGGTCACAACCGCATCCACCAAATGAAAATCACCCGCGCCTGGTACGGCGCCTGGATGCCCAAGTTCGTGCAACTGTTCGAAGACGGCACCGTCACGCTGCCCAAAGACGACTCCCTGCACCAAGACATCCGCGCCATCGAAACCGTCGACGGCATCCCCATGATCGTCAAAGCCCGCAAACAAGACCTCAAAGACCCCGACCTCTACCGCCACGGTGACTTCGCTGGCGCAGGCGCCTTGGCCAACTTCGCCACACTCGAAGTCGCCAGTGGCCCGGTCAACGTCAAATCCCGCCGCCCACGCCAAGGCCAACACATCACCCAGGGGTACGCATGAACACCAACGGCCTGTGGGTCAGCCCCACCGAATTCTTAAGCTTCGCCGAAGCCAAACGCAGCCCCTCGCTCAAACACCACATCGCCACCCGGGGGCGCATCGAAACAGGCGGCGTCAGCGGCGCTAATCTGCCCAACCCAGACCCCATCCTCAAAGCCCAAGGCAAAGACATCACCGTCTACCGCGACCTGCGCAGTTCCGCCTTGGTCGGTGGCAACATCCGCCGCCGCAAGGCCGCGGTACTGTCGCTGGAACGCGGCCTAAAACGCGGCGAGGCGCCGCTGAATGTCGAGCGCTTCATCGCCGACTGGCTCACCGACCTCGACCTGGACCGCATCATCCGCGAGCTGCTCGATGCTCCGTTGTTCGGCTACCAACCCATCGAACTCATGTGGCGACCGCTCGGCCTGCACCAAGTGCCGCAAGACCTGCTCGGCAAACCGTCCGAATGGTTCTTCTACGACAAAGACAACGCACTGCACTTTCGCGCCAAAGACGCCGGCCAAGACGGTGAACGGTGCGACCCGCGACGCTTCATCGTCGCCCGCCAAGACGCCACCTACGCCAACCCCTACGGTTTCCCGGATCTGAGCATGTGCTTCTGGCCGGCCACCTTCATGAAAGGCGGGCTCAAGTTCTGGGTCCAATTCACCGAAAAATACGGCAGCCCCTGGGTCATCGGCAAACACCCACGCGGCGCCACCGACGGCGAAACTGAGCTGCTACTCAACAGCCTCGAAGCCATGGTCCAAGACGCCGTCGCCGCCATCCCGGATGATGCCAGCGTGCAAATCATCGAAGCCGCTGGCAAAGCCGGCAGCGCCGAGGTCTACCGCCAACTGCTGGAGTACTGCCGCAGCGAAATCAACGTCGCCATGCTCGGGCAAAACCAGACCACCGAAAAAGACAGCAACCACGCCAGCGCAACAGCCGGCGCCGAAGTCACCAAAGACATCCGCGACGGCGACGCCGCCATCGTCGCCACCTCCTTAAATGCCTGCATACGCCAAGTCGTCGACATCAACTTCGGCACCGACGTCGTCGCACCGCTGTACGCGCTGTGGCAACAAGAAGAAATCGACAAAAGCCTGGCCCAACGCGACAAAGCCCTGACCGACTCCGGCGTCAAATTCACCAACGCCTACTGGCAGCGCACCTACAACCTGAAAGACGGCGACCTGCAAGACGCACCAGCCACCGGCTCAGCCGAATTCTCCGAGCCGACCCTACGGCCGCTACTGGATCAACGTGCACTCGACCAAGCCATCGACAACCTGCCGGCCGAAGTACTCCAACAACACAGCGAACGAACCCTCAACGCAGTGTTGGCCGAAGCCTCGCCACAACACGAAAACCAGGCACCTGAGCAACCACTCGCCAACTGGCTGTTCATGGCCGACACCTGGGGCCGCTT